ACGCTGACATTGATGGAACGCTCGAAGCAGACGCTATTACGGTAGATGGAACTACCCTTATTGAGTACATTCAAGATGCTGTAGGTGGAATGGTTACAGGTAACACTGAAACTGGTATTTCAGTTACCTATGTAGATGATGACGGTACACTTGATTTTGCGGTTGCTACTGTAGCTACAGCATCCATTGCAGATGATGCAGTAACCGTGGCAAAGATCGAAGACCTTGCTCGCGGTAACATCATTTACGGAAACAATAGCGGAGAAACTGCTAAGCTAGCACCCGGAAGTGCCAACCAAGTGTTGACCAGCGACGGCACCGACATTTCATGGCAAAACGCCGCTGGTGGTGGTGGAACGGCGGCAGACGATGTAAACCTTCTTCTCCATCAACAAGTATTTGGACGATAAGGAAAGATAATGGCAACTATTACAAAACGACTTTTGAGCGGTTCTACAGACGGTCAGCCAATTAGTTTGACCACAAACGCGACTTCGGGCGCAGTCACAATTCACACGGCAGTTACTGGTGGATCGGATTTTGACGAAATATGGTGTTGGGCGGTAAACATACATACGTCTGCCATTACGTTGACACTAGAGTGTGGAACTACGGATGAAGATCAGCACATCAAACATGTGATCCAACCCGACGAAACCGTTTTAGTTGTTCCCGGTATGATTATGAACGGCGCGAAGGTGTTGAAAGGATTTGCCACAACAGCAAACAAGTGTAACATTTTTGGTTACGTCAATAGGCTTGACTACTGATGATTAGAACGAGTCGAACACCTGGAAACTTTAGTCACACCAGCTTGGGCAAATCAACTCATGCTACGCTGGGGTGGCAACGTTTTCGGTTGCTTGATTCTGATGTCATTACAGAGCAAAACGATCCAGTCATTCTTTCTTCTATTGTTGAAAATGCAAACTCGACAGTAGTGACCTATAACAAGACGCACGGCTCGGTTGATGCATCAACTTCTCCAATAGCTGTGGGAGATATATTTGCAAAGCCACTGCGAGATGCTGAAGGTCGATTGGTTAGTTTTGGTGATCCGTTTACGCTTCGTATTCGTCTTGAGTTAATCAGTATTACTGGTGATTATAGAGGCACATCAGGTACGGATAAAGCTAAGCCTCAGATATTAATTGGTGTTTGTGCAAACGCATCTGATTTTGATGCAACAACAAACAAGCACATGGCGTTTGGATGGAGAAACAAGTCCGAGTCTTCGTCAAGTCAAGCGATTGACCATACACCAGTGCTTCTGAAATATGCTCATGTACAAAATGATGGTGACGGTCATTTGGTTGTAAACCTAGCTGGAAGCTACGATACGGGAACTAACCTTTACGAAGGTGCGATTATTGTCGGTCCTGATACAGACATTTCCCACAACGCAGCGATTCTTTGCCAAGGGTATCATGACTCTGGCGACGACTTTTCTAAGGCCAACGTAGCGTACCAACTCGAAAGGCTTGATGACGCAGACAACAATTGTGGTGCTGGTCAGATGCATCTTTTCATCGCAATTGCTGATTCAAATGCACTCAACAACGGAAGCAGTACTGATTGTGTAATGACAATCCGGTTTAGTTACATGATTGATGCTGATCCGGTAAACGGTTGGGGTACAAGCTGATGAGAGGATTACCTGGAAAGTTTGCGCGACGAGACATTGGACGCCGAAAAAAGAACATTGAAGGCTGGCGTGACTTCGACCCACTTCATCCAGAAGCGGCAGTCTATGGTGACGGTACAAGCCACGCGCTTACACAACTTGATGGTAACGTAACGGTTAATGCAAACCGTGAGATTGTAGCTACATTTAAGGACGTAATATCAGCCAATGCTGGCGACCTGACAGAAGCAGATGTCTACTCTATTCCGTTGAGAAATAAAGACGGTACACCAGTTACTTTTGCAGACTCGTTCACCCTTAGAACGCAGATTGAATTGATCTCGACAAGTGGTGATATCGGCGCTGATGGCCAAAACAAAACGCGACCATTTTTTGGTCTTGGTTTTGGTCAACACGCAGATGTTGGCGATAGCAGCAACCATTATATTGCTAACGGTTATTGGTTAGGAGACTTTGCTACGGGCTCGGGTGTTCGGATCGTTAAGTTCAAAACAACCAACGTAGATACCCACAGCACTGTTCTCGCTAACGATAGCGGAAATCGAACCGACAACCTCAAACACATGACGGTCGATTACTTCGTTGGCCCCTGCATTGGTGCTACAGAAACAGATGACGACAATGTCATTGCGATTACTTGGGTTGGTCAAAACGCAAGCGGTAGCCTCGAAAGAAATGCCCAAGCAAATATGGGTGAGTTTGAGATGAACAACGCTAATGGATACATTGATGTTGATACCCAAGTGTATCTATACGCATTTTTTGGTTCACAGAACGCGACCGATGGTAGTAACGACCCTGCGGTAGTTACTTGCCGATTGCGTTACTTGCTAAATGCAAACGTAGGAAAAGCAGGGACAGGTGCAGCATGACACAAGATGATTGCGAAAACTCAAACTCGAAGGTTCATGTGCAGACTGAAAACTTTGAATCTGTTGGTCCATCTGGCACGGTTCGATACGATCTTGTCGGACTGCATGGTGAAGTAGATAAAACTATTTGGGATACCGCTTTAACATCTGCCGACAACGCCCTTGTTTTGTTACAATGGCTTGAGTCAAAAAGACCATAAGGAGACATCATGGACACTTTGAAAACTAAACTCTCATCTCGTAAGTTTATTGCGGCTTTTTGTGGGGCGTTGTTTCCTCCGATCCTTGCCTACATTGGTCAAGACATTGAACTTGGAGAAGCCTTGCAGCTTTCTGCTGCTGTGATTGTTTCTTACATTTTTGGTCAGGGATATGTAGATGCAGCAGAAAGCAAGGCCATTGCTGCCATTGGTAGTGATGAGTAGAAACTAAATGGCGCTTACATCCACTAAATTCGCAAACGCTGTATCATCAAAAGTTTTAAATGATGCAAACATGACTAATACTGCTCAACTTAATGTTGTAGACGGTCCTGGTAGTTTGTATTCATGTAAAATTGTAAACAGCAATAATGCAGCAGTTTATGTAAAAGTTGTTTTTACTTACGTTTTTACGGTTGGAAGCACCGCTCCAGACTTGGTTCTTTCTTGTCCCGCAAGCTCAACATATGAGTATGAGATTCCTGGTGGCATCCCTTTTACGGCTTTGTCTATTTGTGCAACTGAAAATGCAACACCTTCAGACAACACTACACCAAGCGTTAGTGGTAATGAAAAAATAGATGTAACGCTTGTGGTTGGGTGATTTATGGCTATTACTAAAACAAGCAGCCTGACAACACTAGCTGATAAGCTTGTTGTTAATTTAAGCGCAGATACAGATGCTTCTAACAATGTGACTGGTGCATCTTCTGGAAGCGTATACATCATAGAAATTGATGCCACTAAAGGGGTTGCTACTACTGATGAGAGTGTTTGTTATTTAAAGATTGCAGACGCTTCCTCGGCAACAGGCGGTGGCGGTAGCTCGACTGTACCTGTTTTAGTTTTACCTGCTCCGATCGGTGTCGTAACTAAGTACGTTATTAAAGGCGGTTGGGCTTTTACCGCTGGCCTTAGCTATTGGTGCGTGACTTCATCTACTCTCGCTGGAGACACAAGCCCAACAGCAGACATTAAAGTAAGTATTATTTCTTCATAGGAGTTTAAGATGGCAAATGAATATATTCGAGTGGCAATGGAGATTTCAAAATCCAAGACACCAAACACAAGCAAGATGATTAAAAACTTTGCTTTGGGTATTTCTGTTCTTGAAAAAGAAATTTCAGACTTGAAATCAAAAGTTTCGGAACTCGAAAAGAAAAAAGCTGCACCCAAAAAAGCTGCACCCAAAAAAGCTGCGCCTAAGAAAACCACAGCAAAAAAATAAACATTTGATGATGGTGCGAGGATGAAACAAGTGGAACCAGTAACATTGACTACTATTGCCGTTCTCGCATCTCTTGGTGTCGGCTTTGGCGCTGGATGGGGCCTCAAGCCTGATGCTGGCGTAAAAGCCATTGAGGCACAAACTGAGGCCATTAAAGAGCTTAACAACGGCAACGCAGAACTGGTCACTAAAGTTCAAGAAGTAGCGATCGAAGAGTCTAAAAGAGAGTCTGCGATTGCTGATAAACTTACCGACATGCCACCACCTTGCATTAGTGAGGTTGGTGGAGACCCCATGTCATTGCAGTGTATGTGGGCTTTGTGTATTCGTACAGGTGAAACAGATAAGCAACGATGCGAACCATCTAAGTTGACGGATAAGCTGCTCGGGTCTTATAGTTGTGTTGAAAATCAGTAGTTGGAGTCACCGTGGAACTCAAGGATTTAGTCGTACCTGGAATTACTGTGGTGTTTGCTGCTGGAATCTCATTTGCATCTTTTGAATCATCTGCACAAGAAGTTGATGAGTTAGGCACACGTCTAACTGCTTTGGAGTCTAGAAAGGATGTGAGTGTCGGTAAGCAAGAGGTTGTCGATGTTAAGATTGAAGGCATTGAGAAACGTCTTGAGAAGATGGAAGATATTGTTCAAAAGATGCTGGAGAACCAACAGCAACAAGCAATCAATATTGCCCAAATCTGCCAAGCCACCAACGCCAACTGTAGTTCGTAATATGCGCCCATTTCTTCTTGATTATGTCGAATCTCTTGGACACACCGTATTTGAGTCGGGTGAGTACAATTTGAACATCATCGGTATTCGCAGCCGTAATCACAAGGCCAACAGCTTTGATGATCGCATGTGTGTAGTGTTCCGTGACGAGCAAGGGTGGATTACCCGTACCTGGGAATGTACTACTGAGCCAGGTAACTATTGGCTGGAAAACCCATCTCGGGTTGAGGGAACTGCTATCCTTGTACCTGGACAATATCGGTCAGTTTGGAAGATCGACAAGCACCAGGGGAAGTACGATGCGCTCTGCCAAAGAAACGGTACGGTCAAAACTTACCGGGACAGCAATAAAGACGACATTATTGATCTTGATGTACAGTCTATTACTGAAGGCTATTATGGCATCAATATCCACAAAGCTGGATCAGCATCGACGCAAGTAGATAAATGGTCCGCTGGGTGTCAGGTATTCAGTCACAGCAAAGACTTCGAAGAGTTTATGTCTATTTGCTACGCAGCCCGAAACAAATGGGGCAATGCCTTTAGCTATACTTTGATTGACGAACCGGAGTTTTAATGGAAGCCCTGGTAGACACATTGCTATCAGGGGGCCATTTAGGCGTTTTCGCGGCGTTCTTGGTGTATCAGTTCATGGCCATGCAAAAACGGCTGGATAAGCTGGTAGAAGGCTTCCAAGAGCAACTTGATGAAATCCGTAAAGAGTATGAGGCCCGCTCTGAAAAAATGCGTGAGCGTTACGATCGGGTCATCCAAGAGTATCGAGATACAAATGACAGTCAGTCTAAAGACTTTTTGATTACCCGCACAAAGGTACACAACGACATTGTCTCGAAACTTGACCGTCTATTAGAAAAAAAGTAACCCACCCAAGTCGTGACACCTGAGTGGGTAAGTTTGAATCCACGGGATTTGTTTCAAGCTTAGACTACCTAAGCCTGATTGCCT